AGAGTTTGGTGCAATACTAAGTACTGCGTTGGTAATGATTATTGTATCTGGTGCGTTTATATTCTTTCTCTGGGTTATCGTGCAATTGCTCAAGATGTTTGTATAATTTAGATCCCCTGTTGATTTCTTACTAGAAGTTGCTATATTATATAATGTGTATACTAAATTAAGTAACACTAAAAATGGCAACTGAAAAACAGAAGAGTAAGTCTAAAGTTACTCCAAAAAAGAAAAGTACAAAAAAACGAGCCTCTAAGAAGCCTTCTAAGCTCCCTATTTATTATGAGTTTGGTAGACCCTCCAAGTATAGGAAGAAATTTTGCAAGAAATTTGTAGAATACTTTGATGTCCCTTATTTCGTTGAAAAGGAAATTACTAAGGCTACATCCTCTGGAGTAATTTATAAAACTAAAGTACAAGTACCAAATCAGCTTCCTTTGATTGAAGGGTTTGCCAGATCTATCAATGTAGACCCTGATACTATTGTGAATTGGACTAAGAAACATCCTGACTTTCTCGGTGCTTATAAGAAAGCGAAGGGGTTACAGAAAGAAATGTTGGTACATATGTCTATAAACGGACATTATCAACAGTCGTATGCCATCTTCTTGTCAAAGAATATTACAGACTTCAGGGACAGGGTGGAAACTGATGTTACTTCAGGTGGAGAGAAGGTTGAAAGTGTTAATTTAACTTCATTTATGGAGAACTTAAAGAACAAAGATGTCAATGACTTACGAAGAGAAGCTAACAAACAGAATGCTAATCACAGAAAAAGCTGAAAGTGATTTAGATTTCAGAGAGAAGGTGCTAGAAAGATGTGTAGAGGATTCAGTCTTCTGGTGTGATAATTTTGCATGGACTTTTGATCCAAGAGAAGAAGAGGAAAGAAACATTCCTTTTATTCTTTGGGATAAGCAAGTTCGGTATGTCAGGTGGTTAGAGAGTTTAATGAATGAGCATAAAGACGGATTGATAGAGAAGAGTAGAGATGTTGGTGTGTCGTATACCACATTGGTTGCTGTTGTATTGTATCAATGGTTGTTTGGAGAGTTTAATGCCTTGATAGGTTCAAGGGTAGAGAACAAGGTAGACAAGAGTGATGATCCTGATGCCTTGTTCTGGAAGATAGACTATAACCTAAGAAGACTTCCTGACTGGATGATTCCTGAAGGGTTTGAATGGAATAAGCATAGGACTTATATGAGGCTGAGTAGACCTGACAATGAGAATGTTATTACTGGTGAATCAAGTAACCCTAACTTTGGAAGAGCAGGTAGGTATAACCTTGTCTTGTTTGATGAATTGGGCTTCTGGCAGAATGCTAAGAGTTCATGGGAGTCATCTGGATCTTCTTCCCCAACTAGGCTAGCAATATCAACTCCTCCTGAGAGTGGTAAGGCGTCCTTCTTTTATAAGCTAAGACAATCAGAGAAGGTAGATGTGTTTACATTTCATTATAAGGATGACCCTAGAAGAGATGAGGAGTGGGAATTGCAGCAAAGAGCAAAGCAAAGTGATGAGGAGTTTGAAAGGGAAAGGAATATCTCTTATTCAGGCAGTAAGGAGGGCAAAGTGTATGCAACCCAATTCATGACAGTACCACAGGGCAAGTATCCCTATGAGCCTAACAGACCCTTGTATGCATCATGGGACTTTGGACTGGATGGTGTAGCAATGCAATGGTATCAATGGGATATGGATTATGATAAATGGTATAAGATAGATTCATACTTTAATACCAACAAGGATATAAGGTTTTATGTACCGTTTGTTACAGGTACAATTCTTTCAGACAGGACTTATGATTATGATACTAGCGATTTAGAGAAGATTACAGAGCATAAGAAGTGGCAGAGTGCAACGCACTTTGGAGATCCAGATGTAAAGAAGAGAACATTGACCAACAAGGATAGTGCTAAGGACATACTAGCCAAGTATGGTATTCATGTTCAATACAAGGAGTGGGCAGGTAGAAGTCATTATGACATGAGGCAGAAAGCTATAATGTTTATGAAGAAGCTGTCAGTAGATGATACGGACGATTTCTTTATAGAGAGTATAATGCAGAGTAGGTATCCTAGAAGGTCAGAGACATCACAGGCAACAACTCCAGTAAGTAAGCCTATACACGATATATATTCACATCACAGGAGTTGCTTTGAATATATGGCAGATAATCTCCCTAGAAAAGAGGTGTCTGTATCTGTGCCTTCAGGTGGGGTAGGTAATAATCTTGTAGTAAGTGATATATATTAGTATAGTATAAGTATATGGAAAAGAACGGAAAAGTTAATAGTGGATTGAAAGACAAAGTCTTAGAAGTAAGACTAACTAAGTTAGAAGCTTCTTTAATCAAGAAGATAAGGGAACTTGAGTATGGAAAGATTAGTCTTATGGTGCATAAGATAGAAGGTCAGCCTATTAGGGTTGAAATAATAGAGTTGAGCCAGTCGTGTATTCTTTCAGCAAGAGACGGTTTGGATTTAGAGGATGCAGTCTATGTATCCGATTTTAATAAAATCAATTAAATTAAGGTTAGCTACAAATGGCAAAAACTACTAAAAAGAAAGGGGATGTAAGTAGTATGCAAGAAGAAGATTTGGGTTCTTCACAAATGGTTGATGAGAAGGCTGAGGTAGGAGAGGATAAGGAGGTCAAGATAACAGGTATGGCAGACTTGGATATTGATGATGGGGACAAAAAGACTATTCTGGAGCAGGTGGGTGCAGAGTATGACTTTGCTACTAGAAGTCTTGATACTTGGGTTAGCACGAATTTAAAGAGATTAAAGTTATACAATAATCAGAAGAGGAAAGAAGAGTATGTAGGAGAGCCTTTGCTCTTTACTCATATGGATACTTGGTTATCTTCACTTTATGAGGATCAGTTTGATAAGGTATGGACTCCTAGAGAAGATGGAGACATAGATGCAGCAGAGAATCTAACAAGTGTATCAGAGTATGATGCAGAGTTAATGGGCAAGGATGAATTAGACTACGGACAGGATTGGGATGCCTTATTCTTCTCTTATGGACTTGTTGATATGGTGGAGTTTGACTTGGACAAGAAATGTCCTGCTCCTTCACTTATAGACCCATTATCCTTTTATTATGACACTCTATCATCTTCAATAGATGGTAACAGTATCAATAAGGGTGGTATGAGGTTTCTTGGTTGGAGTTTGTATATGAGTGAATTGGATGTAAAGAACAGTCCTTTCATGGATGATAACGCAGTAGATACACTAAAGAAGGGTGCTGATAATGAGTCAGCTAAGAAGCATGAGGCAAGAGAGCAGAGAATGGAAGCCTTAGGTGGAGAGATTGCACACTTTGACAAGAGCAATATGGGGGACAACAATGTGTATGAAATACTAGAGTGGAGAACATGGTGGGATGGTAAGAAGGTATTGCTTCTTTTAACTCCTGACAGAAAGAGTATTTTAGGTGGTAAGATACTTCCTACAGTAGAGGATAAGTCGGTATCATGGTTTGTAAGTGCTAAGAGGTTCAATCCACAGCCACACCAGTTTAAGGGAATGAGTCTTCCTGACTTACTAGAAGACAAGCAGAGAAAGAAAGCAATTCTTATAAACGATGCCATCAATCTTACAAGGGTAACAGTATATGGTAGTAATGCTTATAACAAGAATCAGATAAAGAATCTAGCAGACCTGAAGTGGGGTTACGATAAGTGGATAGCAGTAGATGGAGATCCAAGAACAGCAATAGCACCAGTATACAAGGACAGACCTGATTTGAATGTATTGGATAACATGCTTTCATACTTGGATGATTCAGCACAGAAGGCAAGTGCAACACCAACATTACAGCAGGGTGTAGTTTCAGAACAACAGAGGACACTTGGAGAGCTAGAGATAGTAGCACAGAGTTCAAGGACAAGGTATTCATTAGCATTAAAGACATTTGCTACAGGAGATAAGGACTTCTGGGCGTTATGGTACTTGCAGTATAAGGTAAACTTTACTGATGGATTATCAGCTAAGGTTGTTAGAGTAAATGGTGCAACTAGGACATTTAGAGAGCTTAACAGATCAGACATCATATGTAAGACTGACCCTGATATTAAGATAGAGAGTAGGACATTATCAGAGGCAGAGAGAATGAGGAAGTTCACGCAATATGCTAAAGTTCTTGAGTTTATAATGACAGATCCTGATGCAGACAAGAGAGCAAGTATTAAGTACGGATTACATCTTTCAGGATTAGACCAAGATGAAATAGACAACATTATGCCACCTTCACCAGACGAGATGGTAGCTAGGGAGCAAAATGAAATGATAGGTAAAGGAGAGACTCCTCCATTCTTACAGAACGAGAATCATCAGGTGCATATTAGGGTACATAGAGAAGCAGTAGAGAATAAGATAAAGCAGGTTCATATGAAGTTACATATGTCAGCTATTAAGATGATACAAGAAGACCCAATGCTTGACCCAATGGCACAGGAGATGGGAATGACTGAAGGACAGGTAGCACCAAGACAGCAGGGCAGTCCAATGCAAATGCCACAGCAAGTGCAGACACCTTCACAGGAAGCTAATTTAAGTAGGCAATAATATGACAAAGCAGGAGTATCTCAATATGTTTTCTACTGAGAAGGGTAGAGGAGAGATAGTAAGGGCATTGACAAACTTAGAGAAGCATAAGGGGTGGAGCATTTTAATGATATACTTTCAGGACATGTTAGACTCTCAGGAGATGGTTCTTCATGATATTGAGAGATCTATAGATGACAAGGAGTTGCAAAAGATAAGGACTAGACTGTATTATATAAAGGAGATAATGGGTATGCCTAAGACACTAGCACGAGAGGTGTTAGATTCTAAAGAAGTACCTATTCCAGAAGAGATTTATAATTAAATTATTAAAGTCCAATTATGGCAGAAGTAAAAGAAGAACTTAACGAGCAAGTTGATGCTCAAGTAGAAGAAGTAGATTCTACAGAAACAACAGAGGATGAAGATGGTGATGATTATTTCAATCCCTTTGCAGAGCCTAAGGAAGAAGATGTAAAAGAGGACAAAGAGATAGAAGAGAAGCAGGAGGCAAAAAAAGAGAAGTCTCCAGTAGTTAAGAAGCCAGACATTGAAGTAGAGTATAAGGCAGACAAGCAGGCAAGTAGAGATGTAAGGGAGTTTGTCAAAGAGAATCCTATGTTTGAAGATTATGCAAACGAGTTAGCAGACATAGCTTCACAGGCAATTCAAAGGGGGCATTCTAAACCTGTTGAATTTGCTATTAGAAACCTTAAGAGTCCTACAGAGTGGATAGAGATCGGAAAGAGAAGTGGAGAGAAGTCAGCAACAGATGTGTTAAGGACTAATGTAGGTGGTAGAAGCTTGTCTAAGGGTGAAGCAGGTTCTCCTGATTACAAGGGTATGTCTTCAGAGGACTTTAACAAACTGGTAAGCAATGTGAAGAATAATTAAAAGACTCTTGACAATTAGAATTTTTACTGGTTAAATGTAAGTACAACTAAATATGTAAAGGAATTACCTAGTGCAAGGGAACTACATCTGTAGATTCTTAGTGCTAGGTTTTTTGTTTAATATTAAGTTAATTAAATTTTTAGGATTACTATAATGAGTGCATTCGTAACAGACATACCTCATGCAGTAGCCTCTTTCTATGACAGGTTGATGTTAGAGAGAGAGAAACCTTATATTGTCCACGGAAATTTTGGACAAGTAAGAAACATTCCTGTAGGAAACACAGGAACAATTAAGTTCAGGAAGTATGGTGAATTAGCTGTAAACACTACAGCCCTAACGGAAGGTGAAACTCCAGCAGGGACAAGTGCAACAGTATCCGACATAACAGCAGTTGCTTTATGGTATGGAGACTATATGACATACTCAGACCAAGTTACTATTGAATCACCAGATCCAGTACTAACTGAATTGACTGAAGTTCTTTCAGAACAAGCAGGTCAATCTGTTGATACCTTAGACAGGAATGTTCTTGTTGCAGGTACTAATGTCATGTTTGCAGATGCAAACTCTCCAAAAGTTAATGCAGCAACAGGCGATATTGTTGCTACAGATGTAATAGACTCAACAACTCTTACCAACGCAATCGCAGACTTAAGAAGTTCAAATGCTAAGTACATTACAAACTTTGTATCTCCAGATGCAGGTTATCTAACAACTCCAGTAGCTCCATGTTTCGTTGGAATAATTCATCCAATGATATCAGCACAGCTTAAAGCCATTTCAGGATTTTCTCCAGTAGAGCAATATGCTAATAAGGGAGATGTTATGCCAAACGAGATTGGTAAGTATGACAGAGTAAGATTCGTTGAATCTACAATGGCATATGTTGATGAAGGTGTAGGTGGTGGTGGTGAAGATGTTTACTCAACTCTTATCTTCGGAAAAGATGCTTATGGTATTACATCAATTCAAGGAAATGCAATGAAGATGATTGTTAAACAATTAGGTTCTTCAGGTAGTGCAGATCCATTGAATCAAAGAGGTACGATTGGTTGGAAAGCAAATCATATCTGTAGGATTTTGAATCAAGCATGGATGATTAGAATAGAGCATGCAGCAGTCTAAATAGATTGTTAATAGGTTTTACTCCTTGTACCTGTAAACAAGAACAAGGAGTACTTAGGGTTATAGGTATACCAATGGTATGTTAATACCCAAAAACTAAATTTAATAAGGCATAACATGTCTTACACAAGTAAAGATGTAATGTACAATGATAATCTTAAAGAGATTCTCAATGACATTATTGAACAAATGAATGGTCAAGGTGGAGTAGCAGTAATAGGTTCTCCTACTATA